AGTTACGGGAGAGGTCCACTCCGCACATTTTTCTTTCTCAGGGTTCTATTGTGCGTCCCACAAAATATTTTGATCCTGTAAGGTACGTTACTCAATTGCAATAGAGGAGCGTGATTATGCCTAAAGGAAATCCAGGTGGATATGGCAAGGGAAAGAAAATGCCAGCCAAGAAGTCCAAGGGAAAGCCGGTAAAGAAGAAGTAATGCTCTGCCAACATGAACAGGCCATTGTCTTTGTGCGTCCTTGTCCCAATGACCCTGATATCTGCGAACTGGTGATTGCGGAGGAGACAGAGCAGAAGATCTACGAGATTTCTATGGGTTCTGCCAAGCGTATGATGCATGTCCTTGTGGATTACATCGCATGAGTATTATTCCCCAGTTAAAATTTTCTGACCATCAAAGGCTCCGCAAGATCGTGATGGAGGTTCATATGAAGAACTATCCTGATGTCCTGATGACCAATACGGAAGCGGATCGCATTATCGAGAGTATAGCCCCTGAAGTTCTGGAGAACATGATCAAGGCGCAGGTTGATGCGCGGAGTATGGGCTGATGGCGTGGTTAGTTAGAGAAGATAAAAAATATCCCAACTTGGCGAAAGCGGTTCGCAAAAGCAAGACAGTTCATAGGTTGTTGACACACAAAAACCCTTTAGATCCTAAAAAGGTTTCTGTGTTTAGAGGAGAGCATGAAGATTGGGATGAGTTTCGTAAGAAACAACATGGCAAATTGCAAAAACTAGTTAAGCAAAATTTACTGCCACCACTTGCTCCTTACAAAAGTAACCCTCCTGATAACCCCCTTGGACGTCTTGGTGCAAATAGGGGCAGGTGGTGGTCACAAGAACCGAAGAAAGCCCGTATGCACGGCACTTTTGGGCCGTCTAAAGGTGTTGTATATCGGTCAGAAGTTAGCAAAGGGGCTTTGTTGAAGGGGGCTTACGAAGCGAGCATGGCTCCCGGTCATAGCCAAACTTATCATGATGCTTCAAGAAAAGGGCATAGGATGCCCGTTGATCACGTTAGATCTTATTTGAAGCACCAGCTTAGAGGAAAAAACAGGAACGATTCAAAAGTGGATGAGGCTCTTCTTGATGTTTCCAACCGCAATAAAAGAGTGTCGTTAAGTCATACTTTTCGCGTTAACCCCACCTTTAAGGGGTATCGCAAAGAAGCATTAAAGTCTCTTGGTACTGTTGCCGCCCGTGCCGGAAGCCGTCTTCTTACTCCTGTTGCTGCTGGTATGTTCGTCCATGACGTTGTTAAACATGGGCCTCTCAAAGCCGTACAGAACCTTTCTCCTGTCCCTGCCTACAACCCTGACGACGGTTACAGGGGCGATACAGATCCGCGTAAGCGCAAGCGTAAAACAATCCAGAGCATACGTGACTGATCTTACCTATAAACCGGATGGCGCAACCATCAGGAAATTCATGAAGTCCGATGATTTCTTCCGTGGCCTCCGTGGTCCGGTTGGCTCCGGCAAGTCCGTTGCATGCTGTATCGAAGTCTTTCGTCGCGCCCTGAACCAGAAACCCGGTCCTGATGGCATCCGGCATACGCGCATGGCGGTCATCCGCAATACCAACCCACAGCTGAGAACCACGACCATCAAGACATGGCTTGACTGGTTTCCCGAAGATCAATGGGGCAGGTTTTCGTGGTCTGTTCCCTACACGCATCATATCAAGAGAGGCGATATAGACTGTGAAGTGATCTTTCTTGCCCTTGATCGACCGGAAGATATCCGTCGTTTGTTATCTCTCGAGCTGACAATGGTCTGGGTCAATGAGGCACGGGAGCTTGGCAAGGGTATTATTGATGCTTGCTCCATGCGCTGTGGTCGTTTCCCCTCGATGAAGGATGGCGGCCCGTCATGGTATGGGGTTATCTGTGATACAAACGCACCCGAGGAAGACCACTGGTGGCCCATCATGGCCGGTGATGTCCCGATCCCTGATCATATAGGACGGGAACAGGCCCTGATGCTTCAGCGTCCTTCTAACTGGTCTTTCTATGTCCAGCCCTCCGGCATGATAGAAGACCGTGATGAAGATAATGCGGTCAGCGGCTATCGCCGCAATGACAAGGCAGAGAATGTTAACAACCTGACACCGGAATATTATTCCAACATCATCAACGGCAAGACCAAATCATGGATCGATGTCTATGTGATGAACCGGCTTGGCACCGTCGAGGAGGGCAAGCCCGTCTATTCGGACTTCAATGAAGGCATCCATGTTGCCAAGGAGCCTATCAAGATTCCCGATAACGCCCAGATTATTGTGGGTCTTGACTTCGGGCTGACCCCAGCCGCCGCGTTCTGTATGCGTCTGCCCCGTGGCCGGTGGGCCATTGTCCATGAGCTTGTGTGCCAAGACATGGGAGCCATCCGTTTTGCAGAGCAATTGCGTCAGGAGATTGCCATGCGCTTTGCCAACTGTGATGTGAGCTTCTATGGCGATCCGGCCGGTGATATGAGAGCGCAGACCGATGAGACAACGCCTTTCCAGATTTTACGCGGTGCTGGCATCCAAGCCATCCCTGCGCCGTCAAACGATGTCTCCCTGCGCCTAGAAGCCGTGTCAGCGTGCTTGACGCGTATGGTTGAAGGGTTACCCTCCTTTTTACTGGATTCGCGCTGTGTGACTCTTAAAAAAGGTTTTATGGGTGGCTACCATTACAGGCGATTAAGTGTCTCCGGTTCGGAACGCTTTGATGAAAAGCCTTCCAAGAACAGTTATTCCCATGTTCATGATGCACTTCAGTACGCCTTGCTGGGTGCAGGGGAGGGACGAAAGATCATATCGGGGCGTAAACTGGCAAGCCCCGTTGTTGCCAAGCGCGACTTCAATCCGTTCAACCACAAGCGCAAGCCCACAAAAAGACGGTCATGGATTTTTCAAAAGACTGGGTAACGATTTTCTTCGATCCCCCCAAGGGAAATCCTTTCTATCATCCCTTGGTCAAAAAGGGGTTCAAGCATTGTATCAGCATGGCACAGGTTGAAAATGGCTGGCTGTATGCCGAAAGTTTCAACAAGGGGATACATCTTGATTATTACGATGATGCCATTGTAAAAAAAATTTTTCGGGTTTTTCTGGAATGGGATGCCATTGCTCTCAAATTCCGTTCTACCGAAACCTACCAGTATCCGCTGTCTCCGTTAACCTGTGCCACGTTCTGTGCCAAGATCAACGGTTTACGCGGCACAACAATAACACCGTTTCGGCTTTATTGTGCGTTGCGCAAAAGGGGGGCTTCTGTGTTTCTATTACAGGATTATCTTTAGGAGATGGCGTTATGGGTATATCAACCGCAACCGCGTTACTAGTCTCGGGCATACTTGGTGCCGGTGCGACAACGTATAAAACAATTGAAAGCAAGAAAGAAAGCAAAAAACAGGTTCAGGCACGACAAGCGGAAGTGGCTGCCGAAAGAACGCGAGTCAAAGCGGCTGAAGACAAAAAGAAAAAAGACATGGCCGATGCTCTTGCAGAAAAAGAAAGACTTGCAAGGTCACAGGCTGCTGGAGGATTTGGCGGCATGAGTGCTTCCGGTCGTAATTATACCGGAAGAATGATGCTTGGTCAGAGTGGCAGCGGAAGGTTTGGTGTCTAGATGGACACGGGGCTTGCCGTTGTTAGTGACGGTCATCCTTCAACGGGCATAAGCGGTGATGTTGTTGACAACCTGCTCAAGCGGTATGAGATGTGCCGCCAACGCCGTGAAAACTGGATTACGGTCTGGGAAGACTGCTATGAATACTGCTTGCCGATGCGCGAGTCTTTCTTTCAGGAATCGCCTGGACAACGCAGAACAGATCGTATCTTTGATGAAACCGCCGTTGTCGGCGTACAGGAGTTTGCTTCTCGCTTGCAGGCAGGGCTTGTCCCGACTTTTGCGCGATGGGCTGATTTTAAAAGCGGTGTCGAGATTCCTCCCGAGGAACGCGATGAGATTAACGAACAGCTTGATGATGTAACAGAATATGTTTTCGAGATTATCCAGAACTCGAACTTCAATCAGGAGGTCCATGAATCCTTTCTTGATCTTGCAGTAGGCACCGCCTGTTTGCTTGTTGAACCGGGAGATGCGGTTAGCCCCATTCGATTTCAAGCGGTTCCTCTCTCTCACATAACGCTTGAAGCAGGGCCAGACGATTCAATTAGTGCCGTTTTCCGTACCCGTAAAATGCGGCTTGCTGATGTTAATGTCGTCTGGCCTAACGCCCAGTTGCCAGCCACATCGATGAGCAAGCTGAGAGACAATCCCAATGTCATGGTTGATCTGATTGAATGTACCTTGAGGGATTATTCCAAGCTGCCTGACGAGGTTAATCATTACTACGTCTTTATGAAGTCGGAAAAACAACTTCTTTTCATGGAAACATTCGAGGGCAGGGGATCTAATCCGTGGGTTGTATTCCGCTGGTCAAAGTCAGCCTCGGAAGTTTATGGCCGTGGCCCGATCATGAACAGCCTGAGTGCTATCAAGACCTGTAATCTCACAGTTGAATTAATCCTCGAGAACGCGCAGATGGCAATCTCCGGCATGTACCAGATGGACGATGACGGGACAATCAACACGGATAATATAAATCTTATTCCGGGAACCATCATACCCAAGGCTCCGGGAACACAGGGATTAACACCCGTTTCCCCTGCCGGTAACTTCGATGTGTCTTCGATTGTCCTTGAAGACATGAGAACAAACATCAAAAAAGCCCTCTACAATGAAATGCTCGGCAACCCTAACCGCACCCCCATGTCTGCGACAGAGGTTGCAGAACGCATGGCTGACCTGTCCAGACAGATTGGGAGTGCGTTTGGAAGGCTCCAAGCAGAATTTGTGCAGCCGGTTCTGACCCGTGTTGTCCATCTTCTGGTTGAGCAAGGCCGACTGGAAATGCCGACCCTCAATGGTCGGGAGGTCAAGGTTGTGTCTGTATCGCCCTTGGCCAGAGCGCAATTGCAACAGGATATTGTAACCGTTGACCGGTTTGTTGAACTGATTGGCGTACGGTTCGGGCCCGAGATGGTTAACATACTTCTCAAGTCCGACGTTGCAGCACAGTACATTGCTGACAAGCTGGGTGTTCCCCAGACCATTATCCGTTCAGAAGAGGAGAGAGAACAGATCATGCAACAGATCGCACAGATGCAAGCACAGCAACAGGCACAACAAGGGCCCATAGCTGAATGACCGGATCAGTCGGACCGGATGGTTATGTCAGGAGTGCGGCTGAGGAAAGAAAACTCAACAAGCTCATGGCTTCTGTTTTTGTCGGAGCCAAAGGCGACGAGGCTCTTGGCTATATACGCCAGATTACGATTGAAGCGGTAAGCGGTCCTGATATCGGACAGGATCAATTGCGGCATCTTGAAGGCATGCGATATCTCGCAGCCATAATCCAGAGAAGAGTAACAAAGGGTAGAGAGAATGAGTGAAGAAACAGTAAGTCCGGCAGAGCCATCAGCGGCTCCTGTCGAAACGGAAACCACGGAAACATCAGCAACCCGACCGGACTATGTACCGGAAAAATTCTGGGATGCGGACCAGGGTCAGGTTAATGTCGAAGCCCTGTCACAAAGCTACACAAATCTTGAAGGTTTGATTGGCAAGAAACGCGAAGAAATCAAGCAAGAAGTGGCCAATGAATATGTTGCCGAACTGGACCAGAGCCGACCCGAAGGAGGACCGGACAAGTATGTTATAAACTTTGCCGAGGACTCTCCTTTGCATGAACTACAGGATCAGATTGATTACGAAGATCCTCTTGTCAAAATGTGGGCTGATACGGCTTATCGTGCCGGTTTGAGCAATGATGAGTTCAGCAATGGGGTGGAAAAGTTTATTTCCGGCATGGTGCCGAACACCGATATTGATGCCGAGATTGCTGCCCTTGGAGAAAATGGCAAGGCCCGTGTTGAGGCGGTTGATCTCTGGGCCAATAACAATCTTGAAAAAAGTGAATACGAAGCGTTGGCGCAATCGGTTAATACAGCTGATGGTATCCGCGCCCTTGAAAAGCTGATGAAAGCCGGTAACAGCAATGCAAGGGCCAACTTTACGGATAGTAATGCCGCCATGAAACCGTCGAAGGAAGATCTGCAAACGGCCATGAACGATCCGCGATACTGGGATCCGGGCCGTCGTGACCCTGCCTTTGTCCGTCAGGTAGAGAACATGACCAAAAGAATGTCTTAGCGCAATTGTGCGTTACGCACTTTTCATTTTTATGATTGGTTTGGGGTGGCCCTGATGCGTCAGGACGGAGCCCGTTTGGATAACTCACTTTCCGCGCCAAAGGATAACCGCAGATTGTAACTTTAATAGCGAAAGGTGGCTTATGGCCCTAGATATCGATACCGCGTTTATCACGCAGTTCGAGTCGGAGGTTCACGTTGCTTATCAACGCATGGGTTCAAAATTGCGGAACACCGTGCGCGTGGTAAATAACGTCAATGGCTCTACTGCGAGATTTCAAAAAGTAGCGAAGGGGACAGCGTCAACGAAAGCCCGACACGGGCAAGTAGCGGCGATGGACCTCGACCATTCTAACGTGGACTGTACTCTTAGTGATTACTATGCCGCAGATTATGTTGATAAACTCGATGAGTTAAAGATCAACATAGACGAGCGTCAGGTTGTTGCTATGAACGCAGCCGCTGCACTTGGTCGGAAAACAGACGAACTCATCACGACTGCAATGGATGGCGCAACCAACGAGGTTGCTCATGGTTCAGCCGGGATGACTCAAGCCAAGGCTTTCTCGGCCTTTGAAGGCATGGGAGATGGAGATGTTCCAGATGACGGACAACGCTTTGCAGCCGTAGGGCCGCAACAGTGGACCGATCTTCTGGGGGTTAACTCTTTCGTACAGGCTGATTATATCGGCTACGAAGATCTTCCCTTTAAAGGCGGCATGACAGCAAAACGCTGGCTTGGCTTTATCTGGTTCACCCACTCTGGTCTGCCAAAGGCAAGTACAACCCGTAAATGTTTCATGTGGCACAGATCCTCTGTCGGTATGGCAGTCGGTGCTGATGTAACAACCGAGTTGAACTATGTACCGGAGAAAGTGTCTCACCTCATTACTTCCATGCTGTCTCAGGGATCGGTCCTGATCGACGCTGATGGCATCTACGAAGTACAAGCAACGGAGTCCTGATCATGGCATATGCAGCAGCAGATCTTCACAAGGTTGGCGGTGGTGTCAAATCAATCTATCTCTACGAAAGTACGGATGCGATTGGCACGATTGTCGGATCGGGTTACTTCAACGATGCGACCAATATTCTTAATCAAGATGATGTTATCATTGCGGTTGGGGCTACTGGTGGTACACGGACTGTTGATGTGTGTGTCGTTACCTCGGCATCGAGGGCGGCAACCGTCACCGTAACGAATGGTACCTGAGTGATCTGGGAGGGTTAGCGTTAGCGACCCTCCCCCCTTCATTATGGCAACATTACAGGCTTCCTCATCAGACATCGACATTTGCGCCCGTGCATTGGTTATGATCGGGGCCAACCCGATTACGTCATTTACTGATGGAACAACAGAAGCAACCGTCGCTTCCAACACCTACGAGGACACAATCAGGGCTGATCTGGCCATGATGCGCTGGCGGTTTGCCAGTGGACAGGTCCAGTTATCGCGCCTAACCGCAGAACCCGTAGGCCGCTTTGATGCCGCTTACCAGCTTCCAAGCGATCTTCTTGTTCTGCATACCGTTACAATAGCGGATAACCATGTGCTGTATGACCGCTATGAAGACATGGTGTATTGCAACGCAACAACCGCAGATAAAGTTATTGCAGACTATACCTATCGACCGGATGAATCCTACTGGCCGCCATACTTTGTCATTGTCGCGCAATATCACATGGCCTCTGTCTTTGCTGCCGCCATAGCAAGAGATGCCGCGATCCAGAAAATGTATGCCGAACAATACGGGGCGCACATGCGTATTGCCCGTAACCTTGATTCACAGGCCCAGACCAGCAAGAAACTTGTCACAAACCGGTTTCGCAATTTTCGGAACTCGACAGGTACAACCACGTTCAGAACGGGGTAAGTCATGGCACAGGCCAAGGTCATACAAAGTACCTTTTCGGCAGGTGAGCTTGATCCCAATATGTCTTCGAGGATTGATAGCGAAACCTATTACGAGGGTGCGGAAACCCTTCGCAACTGGCAGATGCTTGAACAAGGCGGTCTTATGCGCCGACCCGGGACCACCTATCTGGCCACGCTCGGGGCTGATTCCCGTCTTATTCCCTTTACCTATTCGACTGGCGATGAATATCTTTTTGCTTTCCAGAACACAGTTCTCAAGGTCTACAACAAAACAGGGACGTTGCTGACAACCCTGACCAGCTGTCCGTGGACAACGGCCATGCTGAGAGAGCTTAACTTTGCCCAGTATGCCGATACCATGTTTGTGGTGCATCAAGACATCCTGATGCAACGCATAACACGGACAGGATCTTCGACATTCACAAGGACAGATTTTGAATTCAAGGACAAGGCATCAACGCCAACCAAGCAGCCCTATTACAAATATGCCGGTGTTGCAGTAACCCTGACCCCGAGTGGAACAACAGGAACAATTACTGTCACAACATCGGAAGACTACTGGGACAGTTCCTATAATAATGCCGGTATTATCATCCGGTATAAAGGCAAGGAAATACAGCTGACAACGTATTCGTCAGCCACGGTTATGAACGCAACGGTCCGAGAAACCTTGCCGTCTTCATCAGCGGATGCCGATTGGGATGAACAGGCGTTTTCCGCTATACAGGGATATCCAGCTGCGGTGACGTTCCATGATGGGCGGCTCTGGTTTGGGGGTAATGTCGGCAACCCAGCCGGTCTTTATGCCTCACAGATTTCTGACTTTACAAACTTTGATGTTGCATCGGGTGAAGCCAGTGATGCAATTAATATAACGGTTGCCGGTAGCATGCTCCATGAAATCCGGCACCTTTATTCTGCGCGTCATCTTACGATCTTTACCGATACGGGCGAGTTTTATATCAGGGATTCCACGACCGAAGGGATCACGCCTGGAAATGTCACCATTCGCCGTCAGACACCGTTTGGTATATCACGGGTTCCTCCTGTTAACTATGACGGGGCGGTTTCGTTTATCCAGAGAAATTCCAATACGGTACGCGAATTTATCTATTCCGACCTGACAACGTCTTATGAATCCAATTCGATTTCATTGCTGGCACATCACCTGATCGGAACACCTTCTGAAACAGCGGTGTCCCTTGGTAATGCAGATCGCCCTGAAACCTATTTCTATATTGTAAATACCGATGGCGATATTGCGATCTTCCATTCCCTGCGGTCGGAAAAGAAACAGGGGTGGTCACTCTGGACAACGACCGGTAATTTTAAATCGATCTGTACCATTTTCGATACAACCTTTGTGGTTGTAGAAAGAACAGTAAACAGCGCGACAGTTTACTATCTTGAAAAATTTGAAGCCACGGACGCAACGTCCCTTGACAGTTCAAAAACGGTTACTCTGGGGTCAGCCGGTAAAACCTATACAGGCTTTACCCATCTGGCAGGGGAGACAGTTAGTGTTGTTTCCGGCAACCAGTATCTTGGAACCTACGCTGTTGCGACTGGAGGATCGGCTGGCAACATTGTTATTACAGACAATAACATCAGTTCTATTACTGCCGGAATAAACTATACCCCAACCCTTAAAACCATGCCGGTTGAATCAGCCCAGACAGGCGGGCAGTTCAATGGTGATCCCAAAAGGATTAACCGTGTCATGGTTAATATCCGCGAAGCCTTGGCAATCTCTGTAGAAGGGGAATATTTGCGGATACGGAAAGTCACGGACGATCTTTCAGAAAACCGTGAAAAGCAAACCGGTATCAAGGAATTTCATCTTCTGGGTTATTCCAAGACACCACAAGTAACGATTACACAAGATGATCCCTTGCCCTTGAAATTGCTGGGCGTGGGAATGGAGGTTGTTTTCTGATGAATCTAGATGCAAGCACAATGAAAAGTATCACGCAGGTGGCGACATTGCTGGAAGCCGGGGCCAAGGGCTACGGCATGGTTTCGGCGGCAAAATCAAATAAAAGGCTTGCTGCTATTGAAGATGAAAGCCTTGCGTTACGTGAACAATCGGAGATGCAGGAAATATCTGATCGTGAGGAAGATGTCAGAAATGAGGCACGAAAAAAACAAAAGACCATGCTGGCCGCTGCCGCCGCTTCCGGCATTGTTCCAGCCCCCCGTTCAGGCACAACAATGGATGCGCTTGTTAAAGCCGGAGGGCGCAATCTTGAACGTGATGTTGCGCGGCTGAATCAGCGGCGAACCATGCTCGGTCAGATTTATGGCCTTGAAAGAAGAGCAGGCAAAGAGCGTTACCGCAAAGCATCAACAAGTCTTTATGCCTCCGGTATTGGCAGCATCTTTGGAACCTTGGCGAGTCCTGATCTTTTTAAGGGCGGTTTGTTTAAGGAATAGTTATGGTTGAACGCAAACCTTATCAAGCACTGATCGGTTCAGGATATGCGTCCCA